AATGTTTAGGCCACGCATGATTACCACAGGTTTAAAGTCAGCAGTCATTTTGGCACCACTCAGCAAGAACTCGTCAAACAGGCCTTCCAATTCACCGTTACACTCAGCCGCTTTTTTGCGCAGTCGGTCTTGGATGGTAATTCTTGGTGTAGCGTCTTCCACTACTGCTTCGGGCGCAACTTCATTCTGCTTGCTGTCCAATATTTCTCGCAGTTGGTTTTGCAATTTGAGTTGTTCCTCAGCATGCAGTTCCAAGCCCACCATGCTCATTCGGCACAGCCAACCTGTGGTCAAGCGAATGGCTGAATCTGGAATGCCTTTGAGCAGTCGCACATCGGCCTTGCGGTCATGTGCTTCAAGATAGTTTACAATCATATCCCGGGCATCTTTCTTGCCGTAGAAATAGTTGTACCACGAGAATGCTTTGCTCAGTCGACTGGTACGATACTCTGTGGGCTGGATCTGCCAAGTAGGCTCCATGCCCAAGATGTTGGTGTCGGAACTGCGGGGGTTTAGCAGTTTGATTTTGAATGTGGTGCTCATGTGTGTCCTTACTTATGTTACAGGTAAATCTCGGCAGAGTTCAAACAATTCCGTAGCACGTTTAAGTTTAAAGTTTTTGTGGTTGTACATGTACTTTCTCTTGCGCTCTGCAACGTCCAGGGCTTCCATTAGACGCCATTTGGTGTCAAAGTCTGACTGCATCAAAATACGATTCATATCCACAATGTCCAGGCTGTATTCCACCCATTTTTCTGTGGCTTGTATACGATCATAAGGAACCACTGCTTTGGACTTGTTGGCAGTGGAATACTTTGCAACAAATTTTGCTGCCTTTTGCATACAGACTCCTGTAGTGAACAAGTGTGTATTATAGCAGATTTTGATTATTTGGTCAAGTTGGCAGAAAGTAGTACTAAAGTAAGATCTGATTCTCTGCGGAAGGAGATCCAGAATGGGCGATTGGCGCGGCCGTTGTTCTTGCCAAAGTAGGCATGCCAATCGTTGGTGGGCATGTAACCTTGGTTCCCCAATTTGGCCTTGCATATTTGTTCAAAAGATATGCCTTCCCCCAGCCAACTATCACATCGCACAGCAATCACATGCCCGTGCTGTTTGTATTGGCGGAATCTGCAGTCCAGTTTAACTACTTTCATGCCCAAAGTATAACAGGTTGTGAATTATTGGTCAACCGGCCCATAAATATATGTTATGCCACGTCTAAGTTTATACCGCCCAAATCGCACAAGAGACTACCAATTTTTTGACCGCACCATCAGTGAAATGTACACTGTGGGCGGATTAGATATCTATGTTCACAAATATCTGGGCCCACAAACTGGGGGCGAGGACTCTGCGCTGTCGGGCAATGCTGATGCCACACAGCCCATTTATGATGAGCAAAGCCCCTTAAACATTCAAGACTTGCTGTTGCTGGAAAACAGAGACAGAGTGTATGCTCCAGATATCTATGTCATGCGCGGTGTGTATCGTGTGCAGGATGTGGACTTTGATCTAACACAATTTGGATTGTTTTTGAACTCTGATACCTTGTTTGTGACCTTTCACTACAACGACATGATAGATACATTTGGTCGCAAACTCATGAACGGTGATGTTATTGAAGTGCCAAATTTGAAAGATTACAATCCCCTAAACGCTGCCTTGCCCTTGGCCTTGCCCAGATACTATGTGATCCAGGATGCTAACTTTGCGTCAGAAGGTTTCAGCCAAACTTGGTTGCCGCACTTGTGGCGCATCAAGGCCACACCACTGACCAATGCACAAGAATACAACAGCATACTAGACAAGCCGTTTGTGTCTGAATACATTTGGGATCCGGGTGATTTCTATCCTGGCGGCAGCATTGTGAATTACGGTGATGTGTATTACCGAGCCACGAGAAATGTTCCTGCTGGCACAGAAATCACAGACACAACTTATTGGTCTGAGTATACTCCGCCCACAATCTCTGACATGCAGAGTACCCGACCCAAAGATCAACAGATCAATGACGACATACTTGCACAGGCCAATGTGGAAGTTCCACTCAGTGGATACGACGTTGAAAAGTTTTATGTTGTGGCCACACTTGACGATGGCCAACCTGCCAACCCAACTAGCCTGAGCACCATAGACGGCACCACAGTGGATGGTACACAGGGTGGCATGAACATCACTCCACGAGCAGATGGTTATACAGCAGGCTATCTAACTGGCGATGGCTTTGCTCCTAACGGCTTGCCTGTCACTCCAGGTGTGAGCTTTCCAGCCAATGCTGTGAGTGGCGATTACTGTTTGAGATTGGACTACAAGCCCAATAGACTGTTCCGCTACAACGGAAGATCATGGATCAAGATAGAGGAAAAAGTGCGAACACAACTAGACAATGCCGCAACCAATCAAACACAACGCTCAGGCTTTGTGAACAATACATACACTACCAATACCAATGACTTGGGTGCTGTACCACAGCGTCAGAGTTTGAGTCAAGCTCTTAAGCCTAAAGCAGACAATGGCGACCAAGGCGGCTTCTTGCCACCTAATCCACCACCACCTTTTTCAAGATAAACATGCAACAATTTTTTTATGACGCACAAATACGCAGGTTCCTGCTGCAATTTACCAGAATCTTTTCAGGGTTCCAAATTGAGTACGGCAACGAAACTGATGGCGTAAACAAAGCCACTCTGTTACGTGTGCCTGTGCGGTATGGTGATGCCAGTCGCAATGCACAAACTATCATTCAAGAAAACTCTGCCAGTGCTTTGCCATCAACTCCCTTGATGACTTTTTACATCAACAATCTTGAATACGATAGACCAAGAATACAAGATCCTACTTTTGTGGACAGATTTTCAGTGCGCCAGCGTACATATGACACCGCTACAGAATCATATGACACCACACAAGGCAATGCATTTACCATCGAAAGACTGATGCCGGTGCCATACAAGTTGAGTGTTACACTAGACATTTGGACATCAAACACCAATCAGAAATTGCAAATACTTGAGCAAATTTTGACCCTGTTCAATCCTTCGTTAGAACTACAAAGCACAGACAACTACATTGATTGGTCAAGTTTGAGTGTGATGTATTTGGATCAGTTGAGCTGGAGTTCACGAACCATTCCAATGGGCACAGAAAATCCCATTGACATTGCCAGTATCAAATTCTCCATGCCCATCTGGATTTCATCTCCAGCCAAGATCAAGAAACTGGGTGTGGTGGAACGCATTATTGCCGGCATCTTTGACGCACAAGGTGACGCTGCTGATGCCATAACCAACAACGATCTGTTGCTGGGAACTCGTCCCATGTTCACACCGTGGAGTTACAAACTGGTTGTGATTAACAATCAAATTCAAGTGCTGCCGGCTCGTACCATAGTGCCAAATGGCGCTTATGCTGATTTAGATCCCACTGCTATTGTGGCAGATTCACCACTGCTGTGGCCTGCTGTGATTTCAGCATACGGCGTGTTGCGTCCGGGCATCAGTCAGATTAGATTGAATCGTCCTGTTGAATCACCGCCAGACAGTGGCAGTCCACCCATAATTGGCACCATTGTGATCAACCCTGACGATGATCGATTGGTCATATTCACTCCTGATGCAGACACAGCACCACAGAACACACTAGCACCAATTGACGCTATTATTGATCCGCTGATCAGTGGCCCGGGAGACGGCTTGCCTGCGCCTGTTACAGGTGTGCGTTACTTGTTGACCGAAAGCACTGGCAACTATGACAATGTGGCCAATCCTGCTGCCTGGGCAGGCACAGCAGGTCAACCGTTGGTAGCGTCAGCCAATGACATCATTGAGTGGGACGGCGCACGGTGGCGTGTGTCGTTTGTGAGTGCGGGAGAAACTGCGGTGCAGTATGTGACCAACATAACTACTGGTACACAATATGAATGGACTGGAGCAGAATGGACCAAAAGTTATCAGGGCGAATACCCAGCAGGCACATGGAGCCTAGTACTGTAAAGGCTGTAGGCGTTTGGTTCTTGGCCCGTGACACTGGCCGCTATCTATATCTCTTAAGAAACGACGTCAAGCATCCCGGAGCATGGGGCTTGCCTGGTGGCAAAGTAGAAGCAGGTGAAACACTGTTGGGTGGTATGGAACGTGAGTGCCAGGAAGAATTAGGCAGTTTTCCAGACTATCGGCGACTTATGCCACTAGAAAAATTCACATCAGCAGATGGTGTGTTTGAATATCACACTTGGGTTTGTGTGCTGGATCAAGAGTTTCAGCCCATACTAAACGACGAACACATAGGCTATGCGTGGATTGCGGTAGGCACATGGCCCAAGCCCATGCACCCTGGATTGTGGAGCACACTAAACATTGACAGTGTTCAACAAAAACTCGCTGCTGTGGAACGAGTAGAGTTGGCCAGTTTATAATCTTCCCACTACAATTTCAATTGTGCCAGACTTGCCGTTAAAACTTTCAACTGCTTTGCCAATCACAGTGCCCATGGCTGGTGTGGCACATGCCTGTGCATGACCATTACCAGCTGACACCATCATTGCGCCCTTAGTCACTGGTCCAACTACTAGAGTAGGCACACGACCAACAAGAGCAATTGCTGCCAGGTGGTCGCCTTGTGCAGTGCTGTTCATCAAGTGTGCAGGATTGGTACTGACCACACCTGCTATTAATGCACTGGCCGCAGTATTGCTAACAGTAACTTCGTGATTGCCGCCAAATTCCAACACAGTACCTGGCAGATAGTCAGCGTCTGCCACATACATCTCTGCCAAGTCAGCATATTGTGCTGATGTGGCTTTGGCAAATACAGTATTAAAATATCCAGTGCTGTTACCAATATTACCAACACCATTGGCCTGACCGTTGGTTATTGGATTCATAACCGTAATAACACCAGTACCATTGGCGTTGAGAGTGATGTTTCCGTTTGCAGCAGTATTGATCCAAAGCGCACCAGTATCAACAATGTTACCTGTTACGTTTAAGTTACCGCCATTGACATTGCCAGTTGCTGACAATACTCCACTAGTTAATAAATTACCACTTGTGATGTTGCCAGTTGCAGATATCAATCCACCAGTTAATATGTTGCCACCAGTGATGTTGGCTGTTGCAGTAACAGTGTTGGCAGAAATTACGTTGGCACCAGTTAGGTTACCGCCTGATCCTGCTCCTGTAATAAGATTACCACCGGTAATGTTGCCACTAGCACTAATCAATCCATTGACAAATACATTTGCATTTGAATAAACATTGCCGCTACCATTGGGCGTTAGATTAATATTGGCATTTGACGCGGAAGTTTGTAGATCTAAATTGCCGGTGTTGTCAACAATACCGCCACTGAGAACAAGATTGCCACCGGTTATGTTACCAGTTGCAGATATCAATCCGCCGGTTAAGATGTTGCCGCCAGTTATGTTAGCTGTAACTGATACAGTTGTGCCAGTATGTGTTGTGGCATTGACATTTGCACCACCCAAGATGTTACCACCTGTAATGTTACCAGTTACTGCCAAACTGCCTAATGTACCAACTGAAGTGATTTGTGTTTGACTTGCATTTACACTGAATGTAGTGCCAGTAAGTGTGAGTCCGGTGCCCGCACTGTATGTTCCCGATCCTGAAAACTGTGTAAATGTTATGTTGTTGCCAGCAAAACCAATATTTGATACAGTCGAAGTTTGTATCCATCCTGTGTTGCCATATGTAGCACCATTAGTAACAAACATAAAATCGCCAGCTTCAACTTCAGGCAGACTATTATAATCACTTGCACGAGTAATTGCTGTGGCATTACTCCAAACATACACACCATTGGTCACTGCATTGGCTTCGTTCAGCACTAGAATTCTGGTGCCTGCTGTTTGCACATTCACTGTGTCAATCAAGTTGAATGTGCCGGTTGTGCTTAGTGTAGCACCGGTACCATTGGATCCTGGGCCATTGTAATAGGTAATTGTACCACTGGTGATAGTGGCCAGCGTGGTGGGCGTGGCAGCCTTTACAGCATCATGTACATTGAGTCCAGTGACAAAATTATCAACATACAATTTGTTTACCGCATCACCATCAGCTACCGGAGTGGGTACGTTGTTGATATATTCGTTGTTGACATTGATGTTGCCAGTTGCACTGAGTGTTAGATCGCCAGTAGATACCAATGTTAAACCAGTACCAACTACTTGATTGGTGTTGACATTGCCACCTGTAATATTACCTGTAGCATTTATCAATCCACCTGTAAGTAAATTGCCACCTGTTACGTTTGCCGTTACTGATACTGTGGTTCCTGTATGTGTAGTAGCATTGACATTTGCGCCACCTAAAATATTGCCACCAGTAATATTACCAGCAGCAGAAATCAATCCACCGGTTATTAAATTACCACCAGTTACATTTCCACTGGCACTGACCACATCTCCTGTTATTGACGGAGTGCTACCTTGTAGTACTGTGGTTCCGCCTGCAGGATTGGTAATAGTCACCGCCGTGGCATTGGCCGAAATTTGTGCGTTACCCAAATAAATTGTGCTGTTACTCAGCCACAAATCTCGCCAACGCTGTGTTGATGTTCCCAAGTCATATGTGACGTTGGCGCCGGGCAACACATTGCCTTTTACAGTTACTACATCAGTACTAAACACAGCCACATTGCCAGTACCGCCTACGCCAACCGTGATGTTACCACCAGAACTCACAACAGTGATGTTTGATGTACCATTGTTGATGTTTGATACTGATGTGATCACACCAGTCAACAATGCTCCATTGCCAAAAATGTAACTGCCGGTTACATTCCCGCTCGCACTGACATACCCACCTGAAAATAAATTACCTACTGATGCTTCGCCTGTGCTGAGAAAACCGCTGTTGACATTGCCGGTGGTGCTGACGGTGGCAGCGTATACCGTGCCGGTTCCTGATACTACGCCAGTACCAAACAAAACATTGTTAGCAGTTATATTTCCAGTAGTTGTAACCGGGCCAGTTAGGCTGACCAAATTGCCAGTGTAAGTAGGTAGATAGTTGGCCACATTGGCATTGCTATAACTAGCTGGTAGGCCAGTTAAGAATGCACCGTTACCAATGAAGTAGTTGGCAGTTGCAATATTACCAGCAATGCTAAATGCCTGCACAACGTTTAGCACGTTGGCAGATATCACATTGGCCTGGATTATGTTGGCAATGCTAAGGACACGAGTCCAGGAAGAATTAGCAGTTGCATACTCATATGCTATGTTGTTTACAACTGCTATCTGCCCGTTAATCGGCGACGTAGGAAAGCTCATTTAGCATCCTTATTGTTTGCCGATCACGACTTCAATTGTGCCCTCGCCGCCTGTAAAGTTTTCCAATGATTTACCAAGTATAGTACCCACAACTGGAACTGCATCCATGCATGCTCTTGCCCGTCCATTTCCATTTGATACCATTAAATCTCCTTTAGCGACTGGTCCTTCAACTTTTACAGGTACTCGACCAGTCAGTGCCACAGCAGCAATATACATGCCGCCGAGCCCTGCGTTCATCAAATACGCTGGGTTAGTTGATACCACTCCAGCAACTCGTTTGCTGGAATCTGTGGTACTTATTGTAACTTCCTCATCGCCTCCAAATTCAAGTACAGTACCTGGTTCGTATGCAGCATCTGCGCGATAGTTTTCTGCCAAGTCAGCGTATTGTGCTGATGTGGCTTTGGCAAATACTGTGTTAAAATACACACTTGAGCTACCAATATTACCAATGCCGTTACCGTTAGCGTTTACAATGTTGCCGCCAGTGATTGTGCCAGTTGACACAGTCAAACTAGATCCTGTAATTGCAGCACCTGTGATTGCACCAGTTGCACTAATCAATCCACCTGTTCTCAAGTTACCAGCATCAACGTTACCAGTTACAGAAACTGTGGCACCATTAACTACTGCACCTGTGTTACCAATTGTGGCAGCACTCAATGAAGCTGCTGTTATTCCAGCTGTAACTGCCAAACTGCCCAATGTGCCCACACTTGTGATTTGTGTTTGACTTGCATTTACGCTGAACGTGGTACCATTTAATGTTAATCCAGTTCCAGCATCATACACTTGTGAACTGCTGAATTGGCTGAAAGTAATTCCGCTAGTGCCGTATGTGATTGTGCCTGTTGGAGCACTAACAATATAAGATGCGCCTTCATTAACATTGCCGCCTGTTACATAGAAGTAGTCATTTATACTCAATTGAGTTGGACTACCAGCACCATATGTGTCAGCGTCTGTAGTACGAACAATAGCAGTTGAGTTAGCCCATGAGTACACACCGTTGAATACTGTGTTGGCTTCGTTTTTAACCAAGATTCGTGTGCCAATGGTCTGAACGTTGGCTGTGTCAATCAAGTTAAACGAACCAGTTGTGGTCAATGTAGCCCCAACACCGTTAGCAGCACCATTGGGTTGTGTGTATGTGATTGTACCACTTGTGGCTGTGGCCAGTGTGGTAGTAGTAGCTGCCAGCACAGGAGCATGGTATGAAATTGCTGTTGACACCAAATTATCAACATACAGTTTGGTAGCTGCATCAGCGTTTTGTGCTGGATAACCCACATTATTGATCTGCACATTTGATGCAAACACAACGTTGCCAGTTGTTGACAAGTTTAGAGCACCAGTTGATCTCAAAGTGAGTGCTGTGCCAACCACAGTGTTGGAAAGAATATTACCACCAGTGATGTTGCCAGTTGCGCTGTAGCTGGCTGCTTGACTTGCACCACCAATTGATATTAGTCCAGCAGTAATAATGTTACCACCTGTCACGTTGCCACTTGCACTGTAACTGGCTGCTTGACTACCGCCAGCAGTAATAATATTACCACCAGTGATGTTACCAGTTGCCGAAATCAATCCGCCTGTTAATATGTTACCACCAGTTACATTACCTGTAGCACTCACTGTTGCACCAGTTATACCTGCAGTAGCACCAGCTAACACAGTTTCACCGCCAGCTGGATTGGTCAATATCAGTGATGTTGCATTGGCACTCAATTGAGCATTGCCAATGTAGATTGTGCTATTGGCCAACCACAAATCATTCCAACGTTGTGTAGAACTACCCAAGTTGTATGTGATGTTGGCACTAGGCAATATATTGCCTTTCATGGTCAATGCACCTTCACTGAACACAGCAACGTTAGAATTCCCGTTGATGGTTATGTTGGCATTGCCATTGGCAGTTTGAATGTCAAATTGGCTGTTGCCATTTTGCACTCTATCTCCAATGATGTTGCCGCTGAGTGTGGCATTTCCTGTAACAGTCAAGTTACCGTTAATGGTCACGTCAGTTGAACTAACAACCATCACATTGGATGTGCCGCCAACTGACGTTACAACGTTACCACCTGAACTTACCACACGCACATTTGATGTGCCGTTTTGTATTGATGTAGCATCAATACCAGTCAGTTGACTGCCGTTACCAAAGTAATATTGAGCATACACGTTGGCAAATGTTTGACTGGCACTACCAATGTCGTATGTGGCGTTTGCGTTGACCAACATGCTGCCAGAAATAGCAATGTTAGCCACTACACCAGCAGCAAAAGCTGGACTTACAATGTCAACCCAATAGCTGGTTGTGCCATCATATGTGTATTCATACAAGATGTCAGTGCTGGTATTGTACCATTGATCACCAATGCTTGGTCCTGGAGGAGGTGTTGTGGATGCAGTGTAGGTAATACCAAATGTTCTTGGTGCACCGTTGGCATAGTAGAAGTTGTCACTGAGTATGCCGTTTCCTGCCACATTGCCAGCAGTTGACACGTTGCCACCAGTGATATTACCACTTACACTTAACAATCCATTGATGTACTCGCCTGTTGTGGCAAATACAGCTACGTTGCCAGTTCCGCCTACTCCAATTGAAACATTACCACCCGAACTTACAACACGAACATTTGAGGTTCCATTTTGTATTGATGTAGCATCAATGCCAGTCAGTTGGCTACCATTACCTAAAATATAATTGCCAGTTACATTGCCTGTTGCTGACACTTGACCAGCAGTTAGAACATTACCACCAGTCACATTACCACTTGCGCTGACTATGCCGTTTGCAGTTAATCCAGTTGAATCAATTATTACTCTGGTTGTGCCGCCTGTTGGATAATCTTTATCTCTTAGGGTTGCACCAGTTGCAAAAGTGATACCAGTATTGGCATAAAGCAATGAATTGATGTTTGCGTAGGCCTGCATGCCCATGCCTGATATGCCATCATTTGATCTAACTTGCATTATAGAGTAGGGATTTGGGCCGCTACCTGTAGCATAAATGCTGGCAAATGGTGTTGTGACCACATTGCCATATGCGCCACCATCAACTGTTAACGAAGAAGTAACATTTAAGTTGCCGTTAATATTGGCATTGCCACCTGTGATGTTACCTGTTGCTGAAATCAATCCACCTGTTAAGATGTTGCCACCTGTGATGTTACCAGTTGCACTTGCAGTACCACCTGTGGCCAAATTGCCACCTGTGATGGTACCAATTGCATCAATTAATCCGCCAGTTAGGACATTGCCGCCTATAATGTTACCTACTGCTGTTATTACACTGTTACTGCGTATGTTTTGTGCAAGCACCCAGGTGTTTGCATTTCCAGTTTGTATAATATTAGCACTTGAAAGAATTCCAACAGCGTCAACTGCACCGGTTGTAAACAGTCCAAATATGCCTGGGCTATTACTGCTTTCACCAATTTTAACAGTTACATTACCGTTCGCACCCACTTGAGACAATACAATGCTGTCTGATTCAGCATTACCAGCAACAAATGTTATTGTGCTATTTGCAGCGGCATTACGCACACCTGCTGCAACAATATTGCCAGTTGCACTAACCAGTCCACCGGTTAAGATATTGCCTCCGGTAACATTACCTGACGCACTCAATTCACCTGTGACGTATTCACCTGTGGTAGCAAATACAGCCACGTTTGATGTGCCGCCAATTCCAATAGCAACGTTACCACCCGAACTTACCACACGCACATTTGATGTGCCGTTTTGTATTGATGTAGCATCAATACCAGTGAGTTGACTGCCATTACCAAAGAAATAATTGCCAGTAATATTACCAGTTGCTGACACTTGACCAGCAGTCAGAATGTTGCCGCCTGTGATATTGGCAGCTGATGTAATGGTTGAAGTGGCAGATATCAATCCACCTGTTAAGACATTGCCACCTGTGATGTTGCCTGTAGCACTTACTAATCCACCTGTTAAGACATTGCCACCTGTGATGTTGCCTGTAGCACTTGCTGTGCCACCTGTGGCTAAATTGCCACCTGTGATAGTATCTGCTGATGTAATTGTCGATGTGGCAGAGATCAATCCACCTGTTAGAACATTGCCACCTGTAATGTTAGCAGTAGCACTTACCAAGCCACCTGTTAAGATGTTGCCACCAGTAATGTTACCAGTGGCACTAGCTGTGCCGCCTGTGGCTAAATTGCCACCTGTGATTGTGGCCACAGCAGAGATCAATCCGCCAGTTAATAAGTTTGCACCAGTGATATTGGCTGCTGATGTAATTGTTGATGTAGCAGATATCAATCCGCCTGTAATTAAATTGCCGCCTGTAATATTGCCAGTTGCTGTAACTACTGAACCAATTAAACTTGAACCAGTTATAGTACCAGTTGAGCTAATCAATCCGCCAGTTAATAAGTTGCCGCCTTCAATATTGCCTGTGGTAGTCAAACTGGTACCTGTGGCAGCGCCAATGTTTGGAGTGGTTAGGTTTGCGCTGGCTTTAACAACAATGTTGCCATTGAGATCAAACGCAGTGCTTACATTGTCAACTTTGGCGTTGATTATTGTACCAGCAAGGCTGATACCAGCTTGGTTGTTGGCTGTGTAAACTTGTGTGCTACTGAATTCAGCGAATGAAATGCTTGATGTGCCAAATGTGATGACACCTGCAGGCGCACTTACAATGTATGCAGTGCCGGCATTGACGTTACCACTTTGAGTAAAGAAGTAGTCGTTTAGGCCAAATGCTTCTGTGCTATCTGAGCCGTACTCATCTGTGTCAGCTGAACGCACAATATTAGTAGCATTAGCCCAAACATACACGCCATTCTGTACAGCATTAGCTTGATCTTTAACCAACACTCGAGTACCAACAGTTTGAATGTTGGCTGTGTCAATCAAGTTGAATGTGCCAGTTGTGGTAAGTTTTGCACCAATGCCGTTTGCCGCACCATTTGGTTGTGTGTATGTGATTGTACCACCTGTGGCAGTGGCCAAGTCAGTGTTAGTAGAAGCAAATACCGGCTGGTGGAAAGTAAATCCAGTAGTTACTGCATTGTCAACATAGTACTTGGTAGCAGCATCTTGACTTTGCTGAGGTTCAGCCAAGCCGTTAATGATAGTGTTAGCAAGAACAATATTACCAGTACCATTTGGTTGCAAATAGATATTGGCGTTAGCAGTAGTTGTGACTGCAATAGCAGAAGAACCAACAATATTGCCAGTAACTACTGCTGTGGTTGCAATTAAGTTGCCGCCTTGAATATTTCCTGTGGCAGTTATTAACCCGCCAGTAGTTATGTTATTACCAGTTACATTACCTGTAGCAGATACCAATCCCGCGGTACGTAGATTGCCAGCATCAACATTGCCTGTTGCAGTTATCAATCCGCCTGTGCTGATATTTCCACCAATTACGTTGGCAGTGGCCACAACGTTGGCGCCTGTTACGATGTTGCCTGTAGAACTAACCACTCCGCCTGTTAAGATGTTACCACCAGATACATTGGCTGCTGATGTGATATTACCAGTTGCAGAAATCAATCCACCTGTAATTAAATTACCACCAGTGATATTACCAGTAGCACTTGCTGTGCCGCCTGTGGCTAAGTTGCCACCTGTAACAGTACCACTCACTGACAAGCTAGTAAGTGTGCCAACTGTGGTCAAACTTGAGAACAATACATTTGAACTTAGAGTATTGCCAGTTAAATTGTTTGCGTCAACACTGCTGGCTGTGACACCTGTTAGCTGTGAGCCGTTGCCAATAAAGAACGATCCTGTGTTGGCTGTAATATTGCCGACGGCGCTTACCTGTCCGGCAGTTGTTATGTTACCGCCAACTACGTTAGCAGTAGCACTGAGTGTGGTACTAGAAATTACATTAGCACCAGAAATATTACCACCTGATCCAGTTGTGGAAATATTACCAAATATACCATTGCCAGTTGCAGATACCAAACCACTTGTTAGGATATTTCCGCCAGTGATGTTACCTGCGGCACTTGCTGTGCCACCTGTTTCTAAATTTCCACCTGTAATTGTGGCAGTTGCCGAAATCAATCCGCCAGTTAGGACATTACCACCAGTAATGTTACCTGCGGCACTTGCCGTACCACCTGTGGCCAAGTTGCCGCCTGTGATTGTGGTAGCTGATGTAATGGTCGAAGTGGCAGAGATCAATCCACTTGTTAGAATGTTACCACCAGTAACGTTGCCAGTGGCACTAGCTGTGCCGCCTGTGGCCAAGTTGCCACCTGTGATTGTGGCAGTTGCTGAGATCAATCCACCTGTTAGAACATTACCACCTGTAATGTTACCTGCGGCACTTGCTGTGCCGCCTGTGGCCAAGTTGCCACCTGTGATTGTGGCCGCTGATGTAATTGTTGATGTGGCAGAGATCAATCCACCTGTTAGAACATTACCACCTGTAATGTTACCTGCGGCACTTGCTGTGCCGCCTGTGGCCAAGTTGCCACCTGTGATTGTGGCCACAGCAGATATCAATCCACCTGTTAGAACATTACCACCTGTGACGTTACCAGCAGCAGATACTGCGTTTCCAGCAGTTATGCTAGTGATTGCGTGTAAATTGTTGGCAGTAAAATAATTTCCTGTTGCAATTCCAGTAGCATTAGAATTGAGATTCTGGTCACCAAGATAGAGAGTATTTCCTGATAGATATAAATCTTTCCAACGTTGTCCTGCCGCACCCAAATTGTATATTGCATTGGAATCTGGTAACAAATTACCAGTCACGTTGCCACTAATATTAAAGTTATTTGTTTGAGTCAATCCACTGGTGCTTAAATTACCAGCAGTTATGGTTTGAGCTGAGGTAATAGTTGAAGCAGCCGAAATCAATCCGCTTGTTAAAACGTTGCCGCCAGTTACGTTGCCACTTGCACTTAACTCACCAGTGACATATTCACCAGTTGTGGCAAACACTGCCACATTACCTGTGCCGCCAATTCCAATGGATACATTGCCACCCGAGCTGACCACACGTACATTTGATGTGCCGTTTTGTATGGAAGTGGCATCAATACCAGTAAGTTGGCTACCATTACCTAAAATGTAGTTTCCGCTAACATTACCAGTTGCAGAGATCAATCCACCTGTTAGAACATTACCACCTGTAATATTGCCTGACGCACTCACAACACCTGTGACATATTCACCTGTAGAAGCCCACTGTATTACGTTACTAGTTCCACCAATGCCTACTGTGATATTGCCATTGGCCACACCAGCATTGATGTTTGATGTACCATTCGCAATATTAGTAATGTTTAAATTACCTGTATTGATACCGGTCAAATAATAACCGTTACCAATGAAAAAGTTAGCACTAGTAATGTTACCTGTAACACTAGCAGTGGTGCCCACAGTTATAGCACCATTCACAGCAATTGTGTTGGCTGTGATGATATTTGCAGTGGAAAGAATTCTTGTCCAACTATTTGTAGCAGTGCTATACTGATACGATACTTGATTAACTACTGTTACTTGACCATTGGTTGGTGATATTGGAAATGCCATTCTTTGCTCCTAATTAGTACTACTTATGACAGCATAAACAATTTTTTGCTGCGTCATAATGATTTTTGCCATGCCAACCACTCTTCACGAGTCATTGTTTGCGGCACCGTTATTGCTGGTTTTGGTGTTGCAAACACCATTCTTAACTGGCTTTCTAGCCATTCTTCACGTGTCATCTTCTGTGTAGCAGCTACCACTGTTTCAATCTTAATCTCCGGTGACACCATTCTTAACTGGCTTTCTAGCCATTCTTCACGTGTCATTTTTTGCGGTGCAGCTACCACTGTTTCGGCGCCGGGCAATGTTATTTTTAACTGGCTTTCTAGCCATTCTTCACGTGTCATTGGTGTATTAGACACCTGTTGCTGTGCTACCCAATGTTGCTGTTCTTTTTCAAAATCCAGCACAGCTCCCTGACGTGCCTGTTCTTCAAACCACTGTTCCACTGACAATTTTTCTGGTTCTTCTGTAGGTTGCTGTTGTTTGTTAAACTCGGCCAACTGCTCCGGAGTCATTGTAGGTGCTGGGTATTTTTCTTTTACAGCACGAATTCTTGCAGACATTTCTGGGGGGAAAACTCCAGCATGATACAGTGCATCCAGCTGTTCTTGAATGGTAGGATACTCTGTAGCACGATTTCTACGGTACTCGTGCCAGTCATGTATCATCTGCAGGCGTTGTTGTTCGGCAGCAATTTGCTCGTCAGTTATGGGTGGATTTTCTGGGTTGATCCAGGTCACTGAATCATCATGCACTGCCACAGATACTTCTGCACCAGGCACTAGACTTTGTATGGCTTGAATTTTACTGATCATGGTACGGCAATCTCCATGGCAATTATCCACATGTTGGAACTGGTCAATGTGCTGGAAGAATTGGATATTTTCTGTTGCATTTTGTAAGTAACAGGTGAAGTGGTACCTGGACTATCCAAGTAACTGAATGCCACTGCAGATGATCCACCCACTCCGCCGCCAGCAATGTTAGCACTGTAGTCTTGTATTTGTAACGACGCAGCGGTACGCACCAATTGTGTACTGGCAGTTAGATTTGCCGCAGCCAATGGAGTAAAACTACTAGTTCCGGTAGCAATAATCAATACCTTGCTATTGGCACTAGACGGCTGAATTACTACGTTGGCCAGTGCAATATCGCTATAACTGGTACCTGTAGTAGCACTACCACCTAGGCTTGTGCTCATTATGGTCTGTACCACAGCACCAGACGGCATGTTTGATGCAGTTAATCTGTTGTTGGTATAGCGATTTTGTGTGTAAGTGTTGCGTAAATACACAGTGTTGGTACCAATGTCGTATGTGACATTACCAACTGGTACCAGTGTACCCCTAATTGCCACATTGGCTAC